CTCGTCGTCGAGAATAGGCCTACTAGGCTTAAAGTGTTTAACTTTTATACCAACATGGGTAAATCCTCTTGTAGGAATGAGGTCCAATACCTCTTTTCGATAAATCGAAACAGGTCTTTTTAACCTAGATAGTAAATATCTATTACACCGAATGTCATATTCGGGAAATGACGGTAGGTCATAAAAGTCAAGATAATTGACTGAGATTTCTCTTAATGGCGGTAGCCAATCTGGTTCTTTACCAGTTAATAACTTTATCAAGTTAATTGAGATAAATATCTCCTCTGAAATTTCTTCAGTTGTGCAAATATTTGCATTGTCCTTAATAACGGAACTAAGATTTATATCTTTGTGAACTTGTTCACCATATGACATAATCATATACGGGAAAAATTCTCCCCGTGACTCTATAAAGTAGAGTAAGTCTCTTGTAGAGACTAGAGTCTTTCTCTGGTTATATCCATAACCTGACTTAAAATAGCCGTCTGCCTTTAGCAGAATAAAGCGTTGTTGCCTTTCATCCATATTTTGGATGTTACTGATTTTCAGTAGAGTTTCCTTCTCTAACGAGAATGGGAAAGATGGGATATAACCCATTGGTGGCATTTTACCACATCCCCCAAAGCAAAAGGGGTAATAAGCGTTTAGCTTAAGACCAAAGGACAGGTCTTGCCAGACACTGGCAATTCGAAACATTTCGAATAAGTGGACATTTGTGTCCATTAGGAACATTTGTTCCCGGGCGAGTTGTCTTGCTCTTCCAAACCTTGGATCTGAATCTTCGGATTTACTTGTTCTCATTACGAGCCTTGGTCGAACGTAATCGACAAAGCATATGTAAGCTTTTCGACTGTGTCGTTGGAGGTTAAATACCTCGAACCGATTTGCGGGAGGGCGGAAAAAGAATTCCGTGAAGTGACACCACTCTTTACCTATAAAGGTATCGTACTCGCTCATACGAAAACCATATTGGTTTGCTAGTTGTTCTAGCATATTATTCTTTGATAGAATAAATAGGTCATCACCTATACTCCAGGATCGTGACCCTGGATCATCACTTTGTATGATTCTTAGTATAACAAGAACTAAGAAACTAAGACATGGCTTAGTAAGGGCATCGCCCATCATCACACCTCGGTGTGAAATACCATAAACTTGGTCATCCTTATCTAGGAGGGTTAAATCGTGTAACCAAATCTTTTTACAAAGATTACTGTACCAAGTCGGTACACCACAAATTTGTGATAGCTTATCAAAAGCATGAGACATAGGTCCCCTGTGCACATAATCTGTACATTGCTCAAAATCTGAGCATATTGGAATTCTTCCATCTACTATTTCTTCATAGTTTTCGTTAAAATAACGATAGATGCTCCATGCACCACGTTCATATCTGAACCCTGCTTTTAATTCAGGAACTCCTTTTAGGATTCGAATGAATAAATCATTCAATGGGCTTAATATTAAGCTCCTTAGTCCACTTGGGACTGTGACGATTCTCGTTTTATACCCTAATTCGGGTATTACAGAGATTCTAGCTCTGTATACATCAGGATGATGTGAATTATGCAATGCATAATAGAACAATTGTTCTGCAGGAGTTTTAGTAAACTCGTCCGTAATTTGGCCGGTTTCTAAATTAATTTTTAGATGAGGACCTTTCCTCAAAATATTTTTAAAATATTCGGCTTTTCCACCGTCTGCCTTTTTAAATTCGAGGCACGCATTATTATTAATGCCTAAAGTGAATGTATCACCAGTTAGTTTTACACTAGTTTGCACATATTCTGCAGTAGCCATAAAAGGCTTTAAAGAGATTTTCTCTTCCTTCACTTCTTCAGTGATTAAATCTACATAAGATTTTAATTTCTCAATTAGAAATCTCCCACATGGTGTGGGCATTGACCGTGTTGCTGTCAAGGTCGCGAATTTCGACATCCAAATATTGGATAGCCTGATATCAGGAATACGCTTGAATACAGAAGCGTACCAAGATAGATTTCTTGGGGGAGGTAAAACCTCTCCATGTTCGCAAACATGTTTCTTAAGTTGTTTAAGATAAAGCTTTCGCTTGGTATGAAATTCATACTCGTCATTAATGATATGATTTACGACATTTCGTCGTATAACGCCAATTAGGCGCCATGGGACTTGTGTCCCGAGTAGTGCGTTAACTACTGTGAATAATATCACATCGACTGAATCAGTCATCCTTTTTAGGAATGATGAATTATTTTTCATCTTTCGTATTAATCGAACAAGCATATTTTGCTTTACTCCATCTAGGAGATAAGTATGTTTTTTTAACATACATACCTGCTGAGCAGGTTTAAGGGAATTAAAATCCCTTTGCACCTCAAATAGGTGCGTGTGGTCACGAATGACCACATTGGACCGAAGGTCCAGGGTTGGAATAGCTGACCGCGTCCTAACAACATAGGATAAGGGTAAACTACTCGTGCGCATTCAACAATGCTAACC